CTTGTTGCGTAGGTGGTGGTTGCTCATTACGGTGTAGCCCTTGTTCCGTTCCACTCTGAAAACTGCCATAGTAAATCACTCCTTTTGCTGTGGATTTGTTACGCAGTAGAAGCGCGGTTTCGGGGGATAAGGTATAAATCCCTTGCCGCGCCAGATACGCGCCCGCAAAATCGCTTGTAGCAAGGCTTTTTCTGCCCCTACTGCGTAACAAAGGGCATAAAAAAGCGGCGTTCCTGTTCTCCCATGTAGAGAGTAAGAAACGCCGCTTCTGCGTCGTATTCAGTTTTTAGTACAATACCCTGCTTGTCCGTCGCTCGAAAAACCTTGATTTTCCAGTGTTTTCAAAAGTATCGTTATCTAACGTCAGCTTTCGAGCGTCCCGGTTTTCAAAAGATGATCGAGGACATTGACCTCGGATATATCTCAACGGTGATTGTCAAAGATCTGTCCCGTCTCGGACGGCGATACGATATGGTCGGATATTATATGGACACCTATTTTCCCGACAGAGATGTTCGGTTCATCGCCGTTAACGACAATATCGACAGCGACGAAGGTGAAAGTGAAATTGCGCCGTTCAAAAATGTGTTGAACGAGTTTTATGCAAGGGACATTAGCAAAAAATGTCGATCATCCTATCGTATCAGGGGTAGCACAGGCGAGCCGTTAGCTCCGCCGCCATATGGATATATCAAATCTCCCGATAATCCTAAGAAGTGGGTTATTGATCCCGAAGCGGCACAGGTCGTTCGTGACATCTTCAAAATGGCGCTTGAAGGTAAGAGCAACGAAACGATTGCCCGTATATTGCAGGAGCGCAAGGTGCTGATTCCTATGGCGTATTGGCAAGAAAAGGGTATTCGTAAAGGCGGTAAGGTCACACAGCCTAACAAATATAAATGGTGCAAAACTACCGTTACAAAGATTCTTACCCAGCAGGAGTATTGCGGCGATATCATCAACTTCAAGACGTATTCCAAATCATACAAGAATAAGAAACGCTACGACAATCCTAAAGAAAACTGGGTTATTTTCAAGAATGTTCACGAGCCAATTATCAGCCGTGATGATTTTGAGCTGGTGCAGATGCTTGTCGTAAAGACAAAGCGCCGTGCTCCTAAACAGGAAAACGGCGAGAAGAATATGTTTTGCGATTTTCTTTACTGTGCCGATTGCGGCAGCAAGTTATGGTATCACACGAATACTACCAACAAGGAAATCCATTATTTCAGCTGTTCCAACTATAAGAAGGATACCCGTGGGAATTGCGAAACCCGCCATTATATCCGTGCCGACGCTATCGAGCAGATCGTTATGCTTGAATTAAAGAGATTAGCAAAGTATTTGGAATCCCACGAGGAAGAATTTGCAAAGCTCCTCGCCGAAAAAACCAATGCCGATATGTTGGCGGAGCAGAAAACCTTGGAAACAGAGCTAAATCGGGCAACCGCCCGAAATGAAATGCTCACTTCGCTTTTCGCCAAAACCTATGAGGACAATGTATCGGGCAAGTTGAGCGATGAGATGTATATGGAGCTATCCAATAAATACGAGGTTGAACGTCTTGAACTGAAAACAAAGATTTTTGAGTACAAGGAGCGCCTTGCCAAAATTAGTGAAATGGAGCAAAACAAAGATGACTTTCTTAAAGCTGTCAGAAAGTTTATGGAGATGGAATCCTTAACCGCACCAATGCTCCGGGAACTTATTGACCACATTGATGTGTACGAAAAAGAAGGCGGCAAAAAGAACTACACTCAACGCATTGTGATCTATTATCGTTTTGTCGGTTACTTAGAACTACCGTCATCAGATGACGAAAACTACAAAGCCAACACCCGGAAGGGCGTAGATGTGGAGTATATTCCCACAGTGAAATCCGCATAAGACAAAAGGTGAGCAGGCACAAAACCTGCTCACCACATACAAACCGGATGAAATTGAATAAAAGAATGAGTGTCCATAACATAAATCCGTTATGAACACTCATACTGGTGCAGGTAACTTGCAAGGGGCATTGGAATGCGGAAAATGGGGGATTTTGTTAGCTATATGTAAGCTACGGAACATAATTATGAACAATTCAAGATAATATAAGACTATATTTTGTTGATTGCATTCACTAATTCTTTTGGGTTAATGTGGGTGTAAACCTTTTCGGTCAAGTCCATTTTCGACTTGTGACCGACTATTTTTTTGATGATTGTGTGGTTCACATTTGCCGATACAAGCATTGAAATGCAGGTATGTCTTGTTTCGTGTATGGTGTGGTCTAAACCTAAATCGTTTTGCAGAGGTGTCCAGTAGTTGCGTTTAAAGTTATCGTATTTCAGCGGCTTGCCATTGGTATTATTCAGAACATATCCACATTGAGAATCGCTGATGAATTTCTGCCAAAACGGCAGTACTTTGTCTGCTATAGGCACGGTTCGTACACCTGAATCGGTCTTTGAACTTTCAACAAAGAAAGTTTGTTCGTCAAGGTTTACATTTGAAATTTTCAGATTGAGAAGTTCAGACACACGCACTCCCGAATAAATCAGCATAAGCACTATTTTTACCGAATCAAGATTTGAATATTCCCACAAAAGATTTATTTCGCTTTCCGAAAACTCCCTGCGTGCTCGTTTTGTTTCATCTGACTTTGCATTGATTTTCAATTTTTCTGCAAGATTGTTATGGAGCATATCGTGAAATATGCAGTATTCGTAGATTTTGTTCAACAGAATTTTAATTCGCCTAACCGATTGATAACCGTTGTTGCAGTTGTCGAGAACTCGTTGCATATCAATGATTTTTATATCGGACATCTTGCGATTGTATAACATTGAGCATTGTTTGTATGCCGCATTATACTGTCTTTTGGTGTTCGGATTTGTGTCTTCGGTGATGAACTCCTTGTACCAAAGTTCATGAATTTCTGAAAAAGTGCGTCTTGCCGAATCAACATCAAACGGGTTTTGATTGTAATCAGCAAGAGCGTTCAGAGCTTTCGGCTTGTTGGGAAAGTAGCCTATAACTCTGCGTTCCTGATTGCGTGTTTCTTTGTTGTATCCTATTGTCACGCAGGCAACCCACGGATTGCGCCTGTTTCCGCTCAGCTTATAAACAGAGCCGTAGCCGTTAGGCAGTTTCATTTTATACACTCCTTTTGCTTAAAAAAGGGTGCAAAAATCCCTTGTGCTTTAAATTACTTGAAAAACACAAGGGATTGTGATACAATTATCTTGCGTTTTAATCGTATCATCTGCACCCTGTGTAGGTGATTCCGCTCTGTTCGAGTTCCGGTCGAGCAGGGCGGATTTTTATTGCTTTATCAACTCATCAACTGTGACATTGAATATTTCTGATAATTTAATCAAAGTTTCAATTGACGGTTGCATTTTACCTTTTTCATAATTAGAAATCGTTGTGCGGCTAAGGCATAATACCTTGCCCAAATATTCTTGAGTGAATTCTTTATTGGTTCTGAGCCTTTTTAAATTATCACCAAAAGCCATTGTTTACACTCCTTTTTCGTGCTTTTTATTTGAATTGTATATACAAACGGCTGAAAATCATTATAATAAGAATAGGGGGTGAGTTTTATGAAAAAACTAACAAGAAAAATTTATGGTATGCTTTCTTATGTTTTCTTTGTTTTAGCTGTTTTTTCTCTGTTTCTCAATGCTGTATCCCTTGTGACGAACTTCTTTATTAAAGACTTTACAGTTGCTTTGTGGGAAGTTGCGTTTCTCCCAGTCATTATAATTTTTGCAATCAGGCATTATCATCCAATATATCCTGATTGTCTTGCATAAGACTATTTAAATCTACTATGTTATTGTTGATGAGACGAACATCAAGTTTTTGGATAGCTTCCAAAACTTTTTGTTCGTTTTCTTCTGCCATTTTTAATTTATTCAATTCTGCATTTAATCTTTTCTCTTTGATTTCTTCTTCTAACATTTGGTTTGTCAATTGTTTATCTTTAAGTTCCTCTTTTGTTTTTTCATTTTTACGCTTTAATTCATATGTTTTGCGATTTTGTCTTCTGTCAACTATTTTTTTGATAAAATTTATTATTCCGAGTGTTTTTATTTCACAGTTTTTGATTTTTAAAGAACCACCAAATAAAATTACATAAGTAGCAACAATTGGAATAACATAATCTTTAAGTATATTTAGTCCATCTAAAATTATCTGAAAAGAAATATCACCCGGTGAATTAAGAGCAGTTCGTACATTCATTTGAGCAGTTTCGTTATACAGCATTTCAGTCACAAAGGTTGAAAATCGATTGAAACTTACTGCGTCAATGCCTTCCTTGTTTTCAATTTTGAATGTTAAAGACAATGTATTCTTAAATATGTAGCACCCATAACAAGCATTTAAAATGAGTTCTGCATATTCGTTTAAAGAACTAAGGCTGTGGTGATTTCCGAAAATAGCTTTTGCAAGGTATGGATTGATACTATGCAAATCAACTACATCAATTATTTCTATTTTTCTTCTTTTTATATAAGGACATGAAACCAGTGAAGTTTTGTGGAAATTTTCTTCGATTTGTGTATGGACTTCAAGTTCTTTAGTTGATGTGAATTCCTCGTTTTTATTTTCGTAATATTCACCTATTTTAGCAAAAGCCACGGAGTAATTACCTACTATTACAATAATATCATCCTTTTTTAATTCGCAGACAAACCTGCGACATTTATTCAGAGATGTAGTAGGGTTCTTTTCGGGATATTTGGATTTTAATTCTTCTTTTAAATCTGGAAATTTAGAACTGTCCTTTAAATGTTCTTGCAAAACTATATTCCAGCCTATGGCTATGTAACTGTCTTTTACAAATTCATCAAAAAATGCACCTTTTTTGGTTCTTAGCATCCAGTAATTTGTATCAGCCTTAATTTCGGGAATGTTTATATATTTTTCTAATTCGTTCATATCAAAACCTCTTAAAATTATATATTTATATTGACAAGAAATGTAATAAAATGTAGAATAATTAAGAGGAGTGCAGACTTCTCGCATACCTTTTTGTGACCGCTCATAGTGCCAGCTGTGAGCGGTCTTTTTTTATTATCACATCAATAAATTATCTCTGTAAAATTCCATTGCTTCAATCATAAATTTATTTGTGACATTAAAATATTCGGCAAGTTCCCACGGCTCTGTTATACCGTTGTGAACCGCTTCTTTCAGCTCGTCCAAAGGGATGAGCTTTTTTATTGTGTGTTTCTTTACTTTTTGTTCCATTTTCCCTTTTACGGTTAATGGAGTTGTGAATAAATAAAAAGCACCTAAATCTATGTGAACTTCTTCGTGAGCAAGCAAAACCGTTTCCTCAGTTGTGGTTTCAATTTTGCTTTTGTCAAGAACTACAATTCCATTTTCATAAGGAAAAGAAAATGCTTTTGCTTTGTCAGTTTTGAAATATTCAACAGTTATCCCTTTTTGTTCACATTCAAAATAAATATCCTCTAAAGTCATTCAATCATTTCCTTTTTGAGATTTCTTAAATTTGATATAGCTAAGTATATCGTTTTTAAAATCTTCGCTTTCTCCTTCCATTTCTTGATAAGCAGCATACGAAAGTTCATCAAAATTTGTTTTCGGAAGAGGGGAAGAAACCTTTCTTGCAACATCTTCAACTAACTTTTCAATCTGCTCATGCTGTTTCTTTTCTTCTTCGATTTCCTGCTCAGTCATAAGCCTTTCAACAGGAACACCGAGATAATTGGCTATTTTAAGGCGAGTTTGGTATTTAGGTAAAACACCGTTCTTCCAATTGCGTATAGAACCTTTACTCAAACCAACTGCAACCAAAACCGCAGTAACCGTTGTACCGTTCTCTTTACATATTGAATCCAATAAATCAAAGAACACAAAAATGCACCTCTACTTTTGTGCACTTTTCACGAAGTTCACATAAATGCACTTAAATTTCAAAAATGCACTTGCAAAGTACACTTTTATGCACTATAATAAACTTGTCAAGACGATGTGGGGACATTAACTTGACGAAAAAAGGTGTGTGAATGTGCACCAACTTTGTAATCTAATTTTTTTAACTGATTAAATTATAAAGGCATAGTGCACATTTGTCAACCTAAATTATCAATAAAAAAGGAGGTAATAAATTGTGGATTTTTACAAAATTGTGTCAGATATATGCGATAAAAGAAATATAACACTTTGTTCGTTACTCTCTCAATTAGAAATGAGCAAAGCTAATATCCGAAACTGGCGTAATGGCGTTATTCCTAAAATTTCAGTAAGACAGAAAATTGCTGAAATTACAGATACACCGGTTGAAAACTTACTGACGAATGAAGAAAAGTCAGTTGTCAACGAAATTCTTAAAAAGAACAGTAGGTAATATCTCACCCACACAATCAATAATACCACAATCACAGTCCCATTAAACGGACTTTGCTGAAAAGAGGTGAAGAAATGAAAAAGGAAGATAGAGATAAGGTTATAAATGCTTTATCAGAATTTGTCGTAAGGGTAGCAAAAGGAGAAGCGACCTCTATAGCAGAAGTTGCTGTTCTGCCTGAGGTCGCCAAGGTTTTGTTAGTCTTTGAGAGCTGAGTTTTGAAGTGTTTCATTTATGCCTTTAAAAAGTTCTGTATAGAATTTAGCCATATGTTTACCACTTACCTCGCAAGGAGATACATCAGAACTGTTAGCCTTTGCGACTGCAATTTCTTTGGCATACAATGCCGCAATTTTTGCAATTGAGTCTTCTCTCATAATTACACCTCACTTTCATTATATAGTGTAATGAATTGCTGTTCATCACTACATATAGTATATCATAGAAAGCTGGTGAAATCAATGCACATCAATGAATTTGCTGAAATATTGCTCAAAAGCAGGAAACAGAAAGGTCTTTCACAAAGCGAGCTTGCTAAGGAATCAGGCTTTACTAAAAGAGCTATTCAGTATTGGGAAAAAGGCAAAAAGAGCATTTCTCTTGAAAATGCCGACAGGCTCTTAACGGCTTTAGGTGTAGAAATCAAGATAGGTAAAACAGAAAGCAGGTGATAACAATGCAGATAACAGGCACACCCGATGAAATCGCAGAATTTATGAATCTGCTGAAAAGCGATTACAGAGGTGACTGCACAATTGAAAAAGATGTTAATCGAAATAAAGTAGGGAGGTGTACATATGGACACAGTTCAGATGAACAAAAAAATCAAAGAAATTATGGATAGCAGTGATGTCTATCTGCTTTCTGAGGACGCCGCAAAGGCTATTGGAGTTGCTCCGCAAAACTTGCGTGAACAGGCAAAGGACGAACCCGAAAAATTGGGATTCAATGTAATTGTAGTCGGCACATCTATCCGTATTCCGAGAATACCGTTTCTCAATTATATTCTCGGTTCAAACCCAATGAAAGGAACGACACAAAATGGCATTTAAAGATTTCAGAACACGCAGGTCATTGCGTTTAGAACTCGAAAATCGAATCGAAACAATTGACCGACGCAACAAGACTATTGAAGAACTTACAGCTAAATGTAACGCTCTGAACAGTAACAGCGAACTTTGGAAAAAGAAAGCAAACACCTGTGAAAGGGTTATAAACGAACTTACCCTTGAAAACGCAGAGCTTATCCGCAAGCTCAAAGCTTATGAATCATCAGAACCCGAAACAATTGGCTTTGAATGTGTGGGGGTGAAGAAATGAGCAATAAAAAAAGTGCCTGCGACACTGTGAATGCCACAAGCACAAAGAACAATAAACCTAATTCAATTATATCCTCTGCAACAGAAAAAATCAAGTTGTGCAACAAAAAAAATCTTAAAGACCATAAATCTAAAGCAATTCTTGAGCCGGTAAAGAAAATGCTCTGCGAATTTTCGGCGCAGAACGAGGAATTTGCAAGAGCCGTTACGGCTGCAAAAAACCTTGAAAACCTGATTGACGAAGTGGGAAAGAAACTTCCCGCTGCAGTTTCCGACCTTGATGTGTATCAGCAGATTGTCGGTAAGATTTTCCCCGGAGCAAAGGTTACTTTCACAATGCAGATACATATGTCTGAATACGAGCTTGAAGAACCTAATGTCGCAGAGCAGAAAACAGATCCTGTTACTCTTGACCTCGGCAATCTTATAGATTGGTAGGTGTCGGTATGATTAAAAATCCCGAATATCTGCTCGAGAATATTCCTGATATTACAAGTGAAAACGAAGAGCAAGTAGTGCCGTATTTCCCACAATATGCCTTTTATGAAAATAAAGGCAAGGGTATGTGTGATTACTTTTGTACAAGCTGTCGTTGCTGGCATCTTAATGAGCCGTTCAGACTTGCACATGACCAAATTCATATATGCAGTCATTGTGGGGAGACCGTCAAAACAAAGGCTTTGCATTACGGCAGAAAGAAACTTGAAAGAAGTCGCAAGTTTGGGCTTTGCTTTGCTCAAAACGGCAGACTGTACATCAGATTTGTAACGGTTTATCAGGGATTTTCGGAAGATATTTACAACGAAAATCCTGTCGAAATGATGCCCCGATATACTTTTTCGGATGAATATCTTTATGTATATGAACAGCACGCAATGCAAAGATTTGCATATGGCTGGTACGATAAATCATTTCATCCGCTGAAGACAGACGGAATTATTCCTTCTGCTTCACAGGGGTTAGCGTGGTATTGGGGTCCGTCAGAAAAAACCTTGTATTCAGGCTGGGGTTCAACCGTACTTTTAAATCTCGATGTAATAACCGATACGGATCTTAGATATTCGTGTACGGATGAGCTTTCAAACAGATATACGGTTCAAGGGATTCTCAAATGGCTGAACATATATGTAAGGCACAATAATGCAGAATACCTGATTAAAGGCGGTTTTGAGCATATTGCAGAGCTTTTGATTGACGGCAAACTTTCACTCAATAAAATTCATTGGAAAGAAACCAATCTGCTTAAAATGCTCGGATGTCGTAAGGAGGATATGCACTTTTTCGCAGATTATGATTCAAGTGCAATTGAACTTTACCGCAGTGTGATAAAGGAAGAACCGACCATTCATATGGCAAGCGAGTTCATAAGCAAGCTGTCAAAGCTCAGTACTTATGCTGTAGATGAACTTCACAAAAATAATCTTACATACAGACAGATTCTGAAGTACGGCAAAAACAATCGGAGAGTAATGCTGTGGAAGGATTATCTTGATAATTGCAAAAAACTTCCCGAGGGTATCGAAGAAATAATGCCGGCTCATCTTGAAGAGGCTCACGACAGAACGCTTGAAAAGGTTGCTTTCTATGCAAACAAAGAAGAAACGGAGCAGATTGCAAAAATGGCAAAGGCACTTTCTCCGTTGCTGATGAGCACAGACAGCCTTATAATGCTTGCCCCAAAAAGCGGTGAAGAAATAATAGCAGAGGGCAGAATATTACAGCATTGCGTCGGCGGATATGTAAGACGGCACGCAAGAGGTGACACGATAATACTTTTCATTCGTCATAAAGATAAACCGAAAATCCCGTTTTTTACGATTGAAGTAAATCCCGAAACATTGGAAATAATGCAGTGCCACGGTTACAAAAATGAGCGTGACAGCGGATTTAAAAAGCCGGATGAAATCAAGAAATTTGAAAAGCAATACGCTGAATTTTTGGAGGATATAAAAAATGTCAGAAATAACAGTAAGCGAACAGCATAAGCAGGCAATTGAACTGCATCAAAAGATAATTGTCAGCGCTAACCTTGCACAGCAGAACATATGGGATATGTGCAACGGGCTTAAAACAATGCGTGACAACAAGCTGTATAAGGAGCTTGGATATCAGAACTTTGAGGACTATTGCGAGAATGAAGTAGGTATGAAACGCAGAAATGTTTATAACTATATTTCTATTGTAGAAAAAATAAACACTAAAAATGTGCAAACGTTTGCACAAATTAGCAAAAGTAAGTTGATGTTGCTCGCTACCATAAGCGAACCCGAACAGGCTGAAATTGCCGAAAAGCTCGACCTTGAAAGCACAACGGTCAAGCAGTTAAAAGCTGAAATTGACAGCCTTAAAGCTGAAAAGCAGGAGGCAACCGACAAAAGCATTGACTATTGCAGACAGCTAAATAATGCTAAGAAAGACGCCGACTATTACAAGCAACAGGCGGACACTTCAAAAGAAAGCTACCGCAATATTGAAAATCAGCTTGCAGAGGAAAAGAACAAAAATTTCAAGCTAACGAATAAAGTTCAGGAGCTTGAAAGCCGTCCTATCGAAGTTGCCGTTGCAGAGCCGAGCGACAATGAACGCAGACTCAATGAAACGATTAAGGCTTTGGAAAGGGAGAACATTAAGCATTATGACGAGCTCGAAGCGGAGTATCGCAACAACGAAAAAATCGTCAGAAAACAGCTTGAGGATGAAAAACAGGAGGCTCTTCGCAAGCAGAAAGAGGAGTATGAAGAAAGGCTGAAAAATGTTCAGACTGCCGACGGTCCATCAGATGACAAGGATGTCTTTAAGGCATACTTTTCAATTGCATATGACAGCTTTATCCGTATGCTCGATTTCGCCAAGCAGTCACAGGACAAGGAATTTTTCAAAGGCAAGGTTGAACATTTAATAGAGGCGCTTTCCACGCAAAACATAAATCTTTAAGGAGGAGCAACAATGAAACTTTATGAGCTTACCGAGATGTACTCGGATTTATTTAATCAGTTTGACGCTATCAACGAATGGGAACCCGATACGAATGCAGACGGAATGCCGATTGATGATGACGGCAATATCATTGCCAATGTGGACGCATACCGCAACAAGATGTTGACAGCGTGGTTTGATACTCTCACGGGCATTGAGGGCGAATTTGACGAGAAAGCTGAGAGCATTGCAATCTACTACAAACAGCTTCTTGCCGAGGCTAAAATGCTTAAAGCCGAAAAGGCGGCAATTGCAAAAAGACAGTCACAAAAAGAAAAACAGGCGGAGAGCCTTAAAACCTATCTGTTTAAGTCAATGCAGGCACTCGGCAGACAGAAGATTGATATGCCAAGAGCGGTTATGTCGCTTAAAAAGAACGCTCCGAGCCTTGTTGTTGATGATGAAATTTCATTTGTTGAGTGGGCGGAGGAACACAATCTTGACCACCTCTTAAAGTACAGTATGCCCGAAGTGAAAAAGAATGATGTCAAGGCTCTCTGCAAAAAGGGCGAAGAAATCCCCTTCGTACATATGGAAGCCAAGCAGTCATTAAGTATTAAGTGAGGTGTTATTTATGGGATTACCTATATTGGTTTTAGGATATTCAGGCAGCGGAAAATCTGCCTCTTTAAGAAATTTCAAAGCAAATGAACTTGCTCTTGTGAATGTAAACGGAAAATCACTCCCGTTCAGAACAAAATTTACTTCTTCAATCAATTCCGACAACTACATTGATATTGAGGACTTTATCAAAAAGCAGAAATGCAAGTCGATTGCAGTTGATGACGCACAGTATCTCATGGCTAACGAGTATATGAGAAGAGCCAAGGAAACAGGCTTTCAGAAGTTTACCGACATCGGTAAAAATTTTTGGGAGCTTGTAAAAGAGGTTGAAACTCTCCCGAATGACACGATTGTTTATTTTCTCAGCCATATTGAAACCGACGAAAACGGCAGACAGAAAGCTAAAACAATCGGCAAGTTGCTTGACGAAAAAATCTCGGTCGAGGGAATGTTTACCACGGTTTTAAAAACTGTTGTCGTTGACGGCAAGTATCTTTTTGCAACACAAACGGACGGTAACGATACCTGTAAAAGTCCGATAGGCTTGTTTGATTCAATGTACATATCAAATGACCTTAAAATTGTTGATGAAGCATTGAGAACATACTATTCAATGCAACCCGAACAGTATTGTGATGAGTGCAAAGCACCGATACTTTCGGACGGCAAACGCACCGTTAAACAGATCATTGACGGTACAACAAAAAATTACGGCAGACAGCTCTGTATGCAGTGTGTTGCAAAGCTGATAAAGCAGAAGAAACAGGAAAAGCAGAGAGAGGGTGCAGACAATGCAACTTCGACCGTATCAAAATGACCTTGTTGAGCAGGTCAGACAGGCTTGGCGAGAGGGTTACAAAGCCCCTTGCATTGTCCTTGGGTGCGGTGGCGGAAAGTCCTGCATTGTCGCAGAAATTGCAAGACGAACAACTTGGAACGGGAAACGGGTGCTGTTCCTTGTTCACAGGAGAGAGCTTGTTGACCAAATATTCAGAACCTTTGTCCGCTGGGGTGTGCTTATGGATTTGTGCCAAATCGGTATGGTGCAGACCTTTACACGAAGATTGAAGAAACTGCCAAAACCCGCACTTATCATCACAGACGAAAATCATCACAGCCTTGCACAAAGCTACAAACGCATTTACGAACATTTTTCGGATGTTCCGAGGGTTGGCGTCACCGCAACACCTGTCCGATTAAACGGTGACGGTTTGGGCGATGTCAACGACAAGCTCATAATCGGGGTGAGTACAAAATGGCTCATCAAACATAACTGCCTTGCCCCGTATGACTACTACGCTCCGAGTGTCGCCGACCTTACGGGTTTACATACTAAAATGGGCGAATATGTAACAGCGGATATTGAAAAGGCAATGATTAAAAACACGGTGTTCGGTGATGTTATCAAATATTACAAACAGCTTGCAGACGGTAAGAAAGCCGTCTGTTACTGTTCCTCGGTAAAGCACAGTCTTGCAACGGCGAAGGCTTTTTGTGACGCAGGTATATCCGCAAGGCATATTGACGGAGCAACTCCAAAGGCGCAGAGAGAACAGATTATAGCCGATTTCAGAAACGGAAAAATTACAATTCTCTGCAATGTGGATTTGATTTCAGAGGGCTTTGATGTGCCTGACTGCGAATGTACAATTCTGCTCCGACCTACTCACAGCCTTACGCTTTACATTCAGCAGTCAATGCGGTGTATGCGATACAGACCGAACAAAAGGGCGGTAATCATTGACCATGTGGGCAACTATGCAAGGCACGGAATGCCTGATGACGACCGAGAATGGACGCTTGAAAAACGCAAAAAGCAGAGCATTAAAAAGATTGAAAAGGAGCAGGAGGAAAAGGTCAGGCAATGTCCCGAATGTTTCTTTACATTTTCAGCACCGCCGGCAGGACAGAAAACCGTGTGTCCGCATTGCGGTTATGTTTTCCCGACAGCCGAAAGAACCGTTGAAAACGATACCACAGCAGAGCTCATTAAGGTTGAGGGGTTCAAGCTTGATTTCAGCACACCCGATGATTGCCACAGCTATGCGGACTTGCTTGCATACGCAAAAAGCCACGGCTACAAAACAGGCTGGGCATATTTTCAGGCACGAAAGAGAGGTATGATAGCTTGACAGAAGAACACGCAATTCAGAACAAAATCCGTATTGCAATTGCACCGTACTGCGATGTTTTCCGTATAAATGTAGGTGCAGGCTTTACAAAGGACGGCAGATATTTCAATACGGGAGTTCCGCCCGGATTTTCGGATTTGTTCGGTGTCAGAAAATCAGACGGAAGGGCGGTTTTTATCGAGGTTAAAACTCCCAAAGGCAAGCCAAGCGAAAAACAACAGAAATTTATACAGATGATGAAACTCAACGGCGCTGTTGCAGGAGTGTGCAGAAGTGCCGATGAGGCGATAGAGTTAATTACAAAGGAGTAAAATTATGGGATTTAAAACAAATTGGAGCGAGGCGGCACAGTCTAACTCACTCAAACCCGAGGGCGATTATGAGTGTCTTATAGCAAAGGCAGAGGAGCGTGACTACACAAATTCAAAAGGCGAGGAAAAAACCTGCCTGAACATTTCGTTCATTATCCGAAACGATGTTGAGCAGGGGTACAAAAACGGACATATATTCCACACTTTGTGGAAACGCAGAGAACCGACCGAGAACGATATGCAGGTAAACGGATACGGCTTTAATCAGGTTATGGCTCTCGGCAAGGCGGCAGGACTTCCAGACGGCAAGGACTATGACAGCCTTGAACAGTTCCTTGGTGAGCTTGTGAAAAAGCCTGTTCGTGCAACCGTTAAGCACGAAGAATACAACGGTAAAATGCAAGAGCGAGTAAGCTGGCTCAATCCGACTAAGTTTCCGACAGTAAAGCATACCTTCAAGCAGTCGCAGAGTTCAACGGCAACAGCCTATGCACAGCCACAGCAGAGTTATGCACCTGCACAGACAGCAAATCAGGGCTTTGTTGATATGCCGATTGACGATGATTTGCCGTTCTGATTTTAAAGAAATTCTTCGGGAATTGCATAAAACAGTGCAATTTTCACCGTGCTTTTCCTTATATATGGAGGTGAAAAAATGGGCTTTACAAATTTAAACCCAAATAAAAATAAATATTTTGCAGTTCCCGAGGAATTGAAAGGTTACAAAAACTGGGTGTGCTGGCAGTCATATCCCGATCCGAAATCGCACAGCGGAATTTCAAAGAAACCGATAAATCCAAGAACGGGTGGCTTTGCAATGCCGAATAACTCGGACACTTGGTCAGACTTTGAAACAGCAGTCAGAGAATCCGCCAAATATTCAGGCATAGGCTTTATGTTCTCAAATTCACCGTTCTTCGGTGTTGACCTTGACGATATGCCAAACGATATTGAGGACTACGAGAACGGCGGAGTTGACAACATAATCAGCGAGTTTGTGAACACTTTGCAGAGCTATACCGAGTTTTCGCAGAGCAAAACAGGCGTTCATATCATCTGCAAGGGAAGTCTTCCCGAGGGCAGAAGAAAGGCGAAGAATGATTCGGGCGGTTTTGAAATGTACGAAAACGGCAGATTCTTCGTTGTGACAGGAGATTACTGCTCTGCATATGCGTACATAAACGATTGCACCGAAAGCATAAAGCCGTTACACTCAAAATATCTCGGCAAGGCAACAGAGCCACAGCCTAAGCTCCGTAACATTGAGGTTAATCTCAATACGGTTGACGATATTGTAAAAGCCGCCTGCAATGCCAAAAACGGCAATCTTTTCAGAGCCTTATACAGCGGTGATTTTTCGGCTTATGCGTCACAGAGCGAGGCTGATATGGCATTCTGCAATATGCTTGCGTTTTGGTGCGGATGCGACACCGACAAGATGGATTCGATTTTTAGACAATCAGGCTTAATGCGTGACAAGTGGGACAGAAAGCAGTCCGGCACAACCTACGGCATTATAACTTTGCAAAAGGCTGTGTCGGGCTGTACGCAGACCTATAACCCAAAACAGCATAACGATTATTCAATTTCAATCAGCAACGGCAAGGCTGTTCAAGCGGTTGACGAAGAAAAAATGCGTGCCTACACCTTTGACGATATGGGCAATGCCGACAGGTTCGTTGATTTATTCGGAGATAATGTAAGGTATTGTTACACCGAAAAAAAGTGGTATTACTACAATTCTATGAAGTGGTGTGTTGACAATATCGGGGTAGTTTTGCGAATGGCAGACAAGAGCGTTGAGGCTATGAAAGCCGAGGCAAAGCTGTACTTGCAAGCTGATGAGGAGAACGGCGGAGATATGTCAAAAGCATTTGAAAAGCATATGAAATCAAGCCGTTCCAACAAATCAAAAAAAGCAATGCTCAACGAGGTTGAACACCATATCCCCGTACTTCCGGCACAAATGGATAAATACCGTATGGCATTAAACACCCCAAGCGGAATAATCAACCTTAAAAACGGCGAAATGAGGGCACATAATCCCGAATATTATTTCACAAAGATTACTTCGGTTGACTGTTCTCAAACGGCAGAGTGTCCCCGTTGGCTTGCATTTCTTGATGATATTTTTGCAGGCGATAAGGAGCTTATTCGCTACATTCAAAAGGCGGTCGGTTACAGCCTGACAGGATCAACGGCTGAACAATGTGCATTCTTCCTTTACGGCACGGGACGAAACGGCAAGAGTACATTCATTGATGTTATCCGTGATGTATTCGGCGATTATGCCGCAAACATTCAGCCTGAAACAATTATGGTAAGAAACTCTCAAAGCAGTGCCATAAACAGCGACATTGCACGGTTAAAGGGTGCAAGGCTTGTCACCTCGGTTGAGCCGAACGAGGGCGTGCGAATTAATGAGGGACTTCTCAAACAGCTTACGGGTGACGATACCGTAACGGCAAGAAAGCTGTACAGCGAGGAATTTGAGTTCAAGCCCGAGTTCAAGCTGTGGATGGCGACAAACCATAAACCGATTATCAGAGGCACCGACACGGGCATATGGCGAAGAATACATATGATACCGTTCAATGTTCAGATTCCCGAGGATAAGGTTGACAAGAACCTTACGCATAAGCTCAAAGCCGAAATGACAGCAATTTTCAAATGGTGTATTGACGGCTGTATTCTGTGGCAGAGAGAGGGTTTGAAAATGCCGTCTGCTGTTCTTCAGAGCGTGAGAGAGTACAAGCGTGAAATGGATGTTATTTCCGCATTTATCGAGGACAGATGTGTGTTAGAGGGTTCGGTTCAGGCAAGCACGCTCTATGCCGCCTATACAAGCTGGGCGGGGGATAACAACGAATATTGTATGTCAAATACCAAATTCAGCACCGAACTTGCCAAACGATTTGAAAAGGTAAGAGGCAAAAACTATAACTTTTTCAACGGCATTTCACTTTCTAAAGATTGTTGAGGTGGAGGGTGGTGGAGGGTTTGACGGTTTTTCTAACCTTTCGTATAAGAAAAATAAACTAATATTATATATATAGAAAGGGTTCTTTAAAATCGCACCAAACCTTCCACTACCCTCCGAAAGAGGTAATATGAAAAAATATGATTTTAAAAATCCACAGGTGTTTGAACAGCTTGAAGATAAAGCAATTGACGGTCAGCTTGATTACTCAGCCTTTCCTCCGCCCGAATATAAATACTTTTCAAGGCTTGCAAAGGTCGGCTACAACAACCGTCATAAAGGCTGGGACATAAACATCTGCCTTGAATGGCAGGACAAGCTCAGAACGGAGTATAAGCGTGATAGGGACAACGCAGACGAATACCGTATGCTCTCACAAAGAATTATGGATAATGTAAAGAAAAGTGCCGACTTCGTCCGTAAGATGTATCAGTCCCAAACCAACGAGCAAACCGTAATCAATGCCCTCCAAGCCTTAGAATGTCTAACCAACGAAAACGGCTTAACCAAAAGAATAACCGAAAAATTAAAGGAGAATGAAGAATGAGAGAAATATTATTTAGAGGCAAAGCGATACACCGTGACGAAGGTTGTCACCGAACAGAATACCAGAATGGCGAATGGGTGTATGGGTTAGTTACAAAATTGTATGATGAACAGTTTAAAAATTTACCCGCAGAAATGACGAATACAAACGGCATAAGTGGTATCGAAATTGATTACAAAACAATCGGGCAGTACACCAATATGCTCGATAAGAACGGTAAGAAAATTTTTGAAGGAGATATCATTGATTTTTTTGGTCGCTCAGACGGTGACGGCTATGGAGTTGTAAAGTACGATGCATACGAAACTGAATTTGGGTTTGAGTATGACAATATCTACAGAAGCCTCGGGATAAATTTTTATCCCGAAAATATTGAAGTTGTCGGGAATGTTTATGACAATCCCAAACTTGTAGGACGGTGAAAACAATGACAAACTTTGAAAAAAATCAAATAGATGTCAATTGACTGCACAAAACATTGGCTTGAAAGTGAGGTGGATATGGATTGACGGTTAAAGATTATTTATATTCGGTCAGGGTTTCGGATAAGCTGATCAGAACGAAAGAACACGAGCTGTTGAAACTTAGGCTGAATATTGCACAGGTATCAGTTAAGCAGAACGAGCCTGTTAAGACATCGGGAGTGAATGACCCTATGCGGATTGTGGACAGGATTGCAGACCTTCAGGCTGAAATCAATCGGGAAATTGACAATCTTGTGCGGTTGAAAACTGAAATCCGCAGTAAAATCAACGCACTTGACGATTACCGTTACATTGCAATTTTGACCGAGTATTACATAAATTGTCAGAGGTGGGAGGATATTGCCGAGAGTATGGAAATGAGCGTAAGGCATACCCTGAGATTGCACGGCGAAGCGTTACAGGCGTTCCGAAAAAAGTTCGATTTCTCGTAAAATTATTTTGAAATGTCATTGAATGTCACCCTTACCCTGCGTATAATGGTATTATGAAAGTTTGACAAACAGGACATATGTAGAACTCTCCTAAGTTAAAAAAATTGCACAGACCGCTCTCACCCCGAGGGCGGTTTTGTGTTGTGTGCGGTTATTTTATACAAATTATTACTTTCTTAATTGTGCGGTTTACAGAAAAATGTAAAATCTGTTGAATTGTGTCAAATAATATGATAGATTAGTGATATATTACAACTAAGGAGAGTTGCATATGAGCGAAGAAAATAAGACAAAAACCTGTTTTGTTATAATGCCTATATCAGACCAGCCAAAATATCCTACAGGTCATTTTGATAAAATATACGAACAGATAATTGTTCCTGCTGTCAAAGAGGCGGAGTTTGAACCTATAAGAGCAGACAGTAATCAAATATGTGATTCGATAATGCAAAAAATTTTGAAAAATTTAATTGAATGTGATATGGCAATTTGCGATTTAAGTTCAAGAAATCCAAATGTTATGTATGAATTAGGAATTCGACAAGCTTATGGCAAAAAAGTAGTTTTGGTACAGGACGATGCTACTGATAAAATTTTTGACGTAGCAGGAATTAATACTGTTTTTTATAAGAAAGATAGATTGTATGAAAATGTTATGAAGGCAAAAGATGATATTGCTAATGCGATAAAGGAAACTTATAAAAATGGTTCATTTTCGTTAATGAACATAGTCGATTTAGAAAATGCAACTGTAGATAATTCCAAAGTTGATAAGGTTGTTTTTGATAGATTTATGATAAAATCAATATATTCAAAGTTAGATGCTATTGAAGATTCAATAAGAATGTTTTCTAATACGCCAAATGTTAGTGACGAATTAAATGTTGACCTTAATAATCGTAAACTTGCAAGCTTGCTTATGGAATGTCGAGATGCATTGAGAAACCATCCCGATAATCTTGATTTACTTATTTCCTGTTATCGAAAATTGTTGAGAGTTAATAGTTTATTGATTAACAATAAGGACAATAAATTACTTACGTCTAAAGACTGTTTGATATTAGGAAATACACTGTCAGCATTGAATGACAGAATTAATGATTTAACGCTTAATACTGATTAATTGAGAGTGCATTTAGTACTCTCTTTTCTTTTGCTTATTTTTAGAATTTTCAGACAAAGAGAGGTGATACCGTGAAAGACAAATTAAATGCAAGACAGCGTAAATTTGCTGAATATTATGCACAAAGCGGTAACGCCGCTGAGAGTGCTGTTAAGGCAGGATATTCCGCAAAATATGCTAATACCAATGCTTCAAAATTACTACAAAATACTACAATCGCAAATTATATCAAAGAGCTTTCCGATAAGCTCAAAGATGAGCGCATTATGAGTGCAAAGGACAGACAGGTTGCTTTGTCCGACATTGCAAGGAATGACGGGCAGGACACCTCCGACAGAATCAGAGCGATTGACACGCTCAACAAGATGACGGGCGAATACACCGTTAAGGTTGACGCAAAGGTTGAGCAATCCGAAAAGCTCTCTGATGTGTTCAGACAGTTAGGCGGTGAGGGCTTGAGTGAGTAGCTTTCCTTTGTCGCAAAAATACATTGACTTCATCAACACAACGAATGTGTCAGCTGAATTTCTTGAAGGCACGACAGCCTCGGGAAAAACAACAGTCGGAGCGGGCGTAAAGTTTATGCGAATGGTGTCGCAAAGTAAAAAGAAGATACACGCCATTGCCGCCAAGACAACTGGTAAAGCCGAAGAAACCATTATTCAGCAGGATAACGGTATTCTCGACTTGCACCGCAACGCTGTCTATTGTGGCAACGGCGACAAGGACTACAAGCTCCCACATATCAAGTTTGAGGGCAAAATTATCTATATTCTCGGCTACAGCAGTCGGGATAAGTGGGAAATGGTTCTCGGTGCGCAGTTTGGGTGCGTTTATATTGACGAAATCAACACCGCCGATATTGAGTTTATCCGAGAGATGTCAACCCGTAATGATTATTTGCTTGCAACACTTAATCCCGATGATCCGAGCCTGCCTGTGTATAAGGAGTTTGTCAATCGCTCCCGTCCTTTTAAAAAATATGAAAACGATGTTCCTCCCGAGATTACGGCGGAGCTTACCGAAGAACCTGTACCGAATTGGCGGTATTGGTTCTTTTCTTTTGCCGACAATTTAAGTCTTACGCCCGAGCAAATCGAAAAGAAAAAGAACTCTGCACCGAAAGGTACAAAGCTCTATAAAAATAAAATCTTAGGTTTGCGAGGCAGAGCAACAGGTATTGTGTTCCCGAATTTTGAGAGGGCAAGACATATCAAATCAAAAGAGTGGGCAGGAAAGTTTTTGAACTGTAACCGCAAGTCAGAACACTTTGTTCAGTTCACCGCAGGTCTTGATACCGCCTATTCGCAGAAGTCGCCTGACACTATCGCAATGACATTTTACGGCATTACCAATCACGGCAAGTGTGTTCAGCTTGATGAAAGGGTTTATAACAACGCTGAAATGCAAACGCCTATTGCCCCGAGTGACACGGTGAAGAATTTTATTGATTTTCTTGACCGCAACCGTGATGAATGGGGCTTTGCACGCACGGCTTTTATTGACAGTGCCGACCAAGCGACTATTACCGAATTTCAAAAGTATAAGCGACAGCACGGCTGTGTCTATGACTTTGCAAATGCATGGAAGAAAACGAAGATTATCGACCGAATCAATCTTGTACTCGGCTGGCTTGCCACCGACTGTTATTTTGTGCTTGAACATTGTAAAAACACGATTGCCGAGTTTGAAATTTACAGCTGGCGAGAGGATAAAGACAACACACCCGAGGACGGTCACGACCATTGCATTAACAGCGGTCAATATGCGTGGCTGCCGTTTAAAAATATTATTGGAAGTGAAATAAATGGGGCTGATTAACAGAATGGCTGAATCTATCAGATCGGGAATTAAAAACTTTTTGCAGATTACTCCTGCAAGCGACAAAACAATTACCGTCACCGAAACAAGCAATCATCTGACCGAGTGCTTTATCAATCGCATTTGGTATTGGGGCAACAGCAGACAGCTTGCGGAGCTGTACAGGCAGATTGATACAAACAAAACTATGTTTTGGGCGGCAAAAAGCACAAAGGGGCTTGAAATCCGTAAAATACACACGGGCCTGCCGGCACTCATCTGCGAAACGCTTGTGAATATCGTAATTGCCGACTACAACGGCACAGATGTTACAAGTAAAAATTCAACCGCTTATGCAGAGCGTTGGGAAGACATTGAAAAGCAGAACAAGCTGTCCGACACGGTTAAGCAAATGCTCCGTGACCTATGTGTTGTCGGTGACGGTGCTTTTAAGGTCAGCTTTGACACGGCTGTATCAGATGTTCCGATTGTTGAATGGTATCCTGCCGAAAACATCGACTTTACATATGTGCGTGGCAGAATCCGAGAGGTTAAGTTTTACACCGATTACACGCAAAAACACCGCCGTTACCGTTTTGAAGAAACATACGGTTACGGCTATATTCACTATGCTTTGTATGATGACAACGGCAAAGAGATTGACCTGCACACGGTTGACGCTCTTTCGTGGATTGATTCAAAGGGCGTTACATTTGACGAATCATATATGTGGGCTGTACCTGTCCTTTACGGCAAATCGTGCCACAAGGGCAGAGGTGCGGGCATTATCGGCATAAAAACAGACGCTTTCGACAGCCTTGATGAAGTGTGGTCACAGTGGATGGACGCACTCAGAGCCTGCCGAACAAAGCAGTATGTGCCTGATTGCCTTGTTCCGAGAAATCCCGAAACCTGTCAGCCGATATCGCCAAATCCGTTTGACAACCGATTTATCACCGTGGGCAACGATATGTCTGAAAACGGCAACGGCAACAGGATTTACACCGAAAGTCCGCAGATTCAGCACGAAAGCTATTTGAGTTCATACATTACTGCCCTCGACCTCTGCTTACAGGGCATTATATCGCCGTCAACTCTCGGCATTGATACGAAGAAGCTTGATAATGCAGACGCTCAGCGTGAAAAGGAAAAGACAACCCTTTACACAAGGCAGAACCTTGTGAAAATTACGCAGAACGCACTTCAAAGCCTTGTTGCAGTTGTACTCAATGCAGACGGTGAACTTAACGGCAAGGGTATTGTTGAGGGCTTGGAAGTATCCGTAAACTTCGGCGAATATGCAAATCCGAGCTTTGAAAGTCAGGTTGAAACTGTGTCAAAAGCAAGACAGGGCGGTTTGATGTCAGTTGAAACCTCGGTTGACGAGCTTTACGGCGACAGCAAGTCGGAGGATTGGAAAGCCGAAGAGGTGCAGAGAATTAAGGAAGAACAGGGCATTGCAGGCGAAGAAGAAAAATCGGAGCTTGACGATGTGGACCTTACCGACACAGAAGAACCTGACAATAACGCAGATGATGAAGAAAATGCGGAAAATAATGCAGAAAAAACCGAAAGCAATCCCGAACAGAATGATACACAGGTAAACAATGAGTGATTACAATATCAGAGAAGCCTTTGAAAAAATCGAAGATGAACTGATTGACAGCATGATGAGAAATTTCAGCCGTCACAGAGCCGAAGAAACCAAAGAGGGTTACAACTGGACACAATGGCAGGCTGAACAGCTCAAAAGTCTTGAAGAGTACCGTAAGCACAACGCAAAGAAATTTGGCAAGCGTTTCAAAACCATTAACGGCAAGGTTGAAGAGATGATTCGCACCGCCAAAGCTGACGGAAATGCAAGTCAGGAGGCAGAAATTCTTGAAGCTGTCAAGGACGGTTTCAAAGCCCCGAAAAAGCCGTCAGCACACAGCACAGCCGAGTTTTTTAAGGTGAATGACCGTAAACTTGACGCACTCATAAAATCGACCACAGACGATTTAAAGAGGGCAGAAACGGCAGTTTTGCGTATGAGCAACGACAAGTACCGCAAGGCGATTTTTAACGCACAGGTTGCAATGAACACGGGTGCGGTTACATACGAAAAAGCCGTTGATATGGCTTGTAAAGATATGCTCAACGCAGGTCTAAATTGTGTGGAATACAAAAACGGTGCAAGGCATACGCTCTCGGATTATGCGGATATGGCGGTTAAAACAGCCAACAAAAGAGCCTATCTGCGCGGTGAGGGCGAAAAGCGAGCCAAATGGGGAGTATCCCTTGTTGTTGTGAACTCAAGACAGGGCGGTTGCCCCGATTGTGCAAAATATATCGGCAAGGTGTTTATTGACGATGTTTATTCAAACGGCAAAAAGTCAGACGGAAACTATCCGCTTCTCTCAACCGCAATCAAGAACGGTTTGTTTCATCCGAGATGTAAGGACAGCACAAGTACATATTATCCTGAACTTGATGATTTGGACGCACCGTTGTCTGAAGATGAAATCAAAGAGCTTGACCGTCAGCGAGGAATTGAGGAAAAACAGCAGTATGCACAGCGACAGGCAGAACGCTTTGACCGCCGTGCCGAATACAGTCTTGATAAGGACAATAAACGCATTGCCCAAACCCGAGCCGATGAGTGGCACGATAGGGCGAATATACTTGAAGAAAAGGCGAAACAATTTTCTTTGAAGACTGATGAACAAAAATATTACAGACCTGTTTTTAAGGAAGATATATCAAAAACTTTTGAACGCAAAATTGAGGGCGAAACAATTACAATTGATACCCGCAAGGCAAATACATTGTGTGACAATGTTTATATTTCAGATAAGGTAAAGCTAAAACGAAAAGAACTTCATGATTTTGATATGCAAGTGAGAAAAGCGTTTGATATGCTCGGAGAGGTTGAAACAAGCGGAAAACCTGATATTTGTATTATCTCTCCCGAAGAAATGCGAGTAAATGCTATTGCTTCATATATGCCAATGCAGAATGTTCTAAATGTCAATTCAGCATACTTTTCAACAAGTGATTTGTCAGATTTACAAGAAAACTTGGCTTGTCCGCAAGACGGATTGAGTACAATTCTTCACGAACTGATTCATTGGCAAGACGCTAAAAATTACAGAGCAAAATTCGGAGGTATTAACGATTATTTTGAATATTGCGATTACCTTAATAAAATTTATGCTCCAAAGGTTGAAAAATTGATAAATAACGGTTATAATATAGAGGATATAAGTGAGTATGCTTTTGAATGCTTAAAAGATAAAGCTATGGATGAAGTGTATAACGAGTACAGAGTCAGCAAACTTTTAGGGTGATGATAGTATGAGATTGATACAAACTGAAGAACAAAAATCTCTATGGAATGCGTTTAAGCCGTACCTTGTAACAAATGGTTTAAATGTCACTTTGCGTGAAGATGCTCCACAAGAAGCTAAAGATGCTGAAGCACTTTACAGTAAGCTTAGAGAGAAACAAAAAATGCAATATCTAAAAGATAGTGGTATAATCTAACCGCTCCGTAAAAAGGGCGGTTTTGTTATATGCAATTCACAAAAACAGCATAAAATTACGAATTGAGCATTTTATAATCGACAGCAATGTTGATTATAGGGTGCTTTTTGTATTTAAACCCGTCGATTTCGACCGGTTTAGAAAGGTGGTGACAGAATGAAAATCAGAGTAACAACAGCATTTAACGACAGGCAGAACGGCTATGTAACCCGACCTGTGAATGAAGTTTTTGAATGCTCCGAGCAGAGAGCAAAGGAACTCATTGACGGTGGTTTTGCAGAAGAGGTCAAGCCTGACACTCCCAAAAAGCCGAGAGCCAAAGCAGTTAAAACAGAAAAAACAGAAAAAGCGGATTAAGCACTTTACGAATATGTAAGGTGCTTTTTTATTGTCCGAAGACATTAAACTACGGGAGACACCGTGCAAAACTGAAACAGAGAGACACTCTATAAACTGATTACGGGAGACACCTGAAAAACTGAAAGGATATGAAAAAATGGCAGAACCAAATCCAACACCAACCCCCAATGAACCGACACCTGCACCGCAGGGAACTCCACAGGAAAACGCTCCTGCCTTTGATTACGACAAGCTCGCAAGCCTTATTACAGGCAAACAGAGTGTGACAGAGGACACCGTGTTGAAGTCTTATTTTAAGGAGCAGGGATTGTCAGCCGATGAGATGAAAGAGGCTATCGGTGCTTTTAAAAAGCAGAAAGCCAAGAACACTCCCGACTTTGCAAAAATGCAGTCGGAAGTTGAATCTGCAAACAACGCAAAGCTCACGGCAGAAGTCAACCAGTCGGCAACCCTCGAAGCCGTAAAACAGGGCGTTGACATTGCAACCGTTCCGTATGTGCTTAAAATTGCAGACTTTTCAAAAGCTGTGACAGACGGCAAGGTCAATGCGGAAAAGCTGACAGAGGCTGTTAAAAAGGTGCTTGACGATATTCCCGCACTCAAGGGCAAACCTGCCGAGAACGGCACAGGAGTTAAGAAAATCGGCGGTGACGGTAACGGTACATCAGACGGTACTAAGCCAAATTCAAGCGTTCCGACAAAGAAATGGAACAGATTTAATATTTAAGAAAGGATAATTTAACTATGGCAAACACAAATAACTATGCAGAGCAGTTCAGCCCGGATTTGCTCGAAATTCTTATGCAGGGCACACTTACTTCACCATTCATCACTTCAAATGTAAAGTGGGTGGGTGCAAGAACATTCCACTTTACACAGATGTCAACAACAGGCTTTAAGAACCACAGCAGAGAGGGCGGTTGGAACAAAGGCAAATATACACAGACAGATGTTCCTTTCACTTGCGAGCACGACAGAGATATTGAGTTCCTTGTGGATAAGGCAGATGTTGACGAAACTAACGCAACCGCAAAGGTTGAGAATATTTCAAAGGTGTTTGAGCAGACACAGGTTGCTCCCGAAACCGATGCACTTTTCTTCTCAAAGGTTGCAACAAAGGCTCAGGCAACAGACGGATATCATTCTTCAACAAAGACATCGGAGTGGACTAAGGAGAACGCTTATTCAAAGCTCAAAACAATTCTCTCTGCCGGCAAACTCCGCAGATACAAGGCAAGAGGCACACTTGTTGCCTATGTGACATCTCACATTATGGACTGCCTTGAACAGTCAACAGAGTTCACTCGTAAGATTGAGCTTACACAGATTGCAGAGGGCGGTATCGGCATTGAAACAAGAGTGACCGAGATTGACGGTTGCCCTATCATCGAGGTTATTGACGATGAGCGTTTCTACGATAATTTCAACTTTAACCCCGATGACGGCGGTTTTGAGCCTGCAACAGGCGCTCACAAAATCAATGTTCTTGTTGCTTGCGGTGAAACCTGCAAGACTGTTCCGAAGATTTCAAGCATTTACTTCTTTGCTCCCGGCTCACACACAGAGGGTGACGGCTGGCTCTATCAGAACCGTTCACTTTCCGACACATTCGTATTCCCGAACGGCAAGGACGGCAAAATTGACAGCATTTATGCCGATGTTGACACAACGGCGGTTGCGTAATGTATGCCGATTACATTGAACAGCAGGGCGGAGATGAAAACAGTATTATCTCTGCCGAACACATTGATGTTCTGACTTTTAACCGCATTGATTTTGAAAAACTTTCGGAAATGCAGAAGAGAATCATCGGCAGAGTGCATAGCAGACTTACTGCTTTTGAAGAAGAAAATGCCGATATGATTTCTTCCTATCTGAAAAGCTATTCAATCAACGGCACATCAATGGAATTTGGCGCAAGCTGGAATTTAATGTGTATCAGCGGAGTGGCAATTCCTGCCGACCTCTATGCGTTGCTAAAATCAACGGGACTTTGTTATCCTGCAATCTGAAAGGTGCGTGAAAACCGTGAAATTTCCGTCACTTGTAAAAAAGCAGTTCTGCAAAACTCCTGTCGAGGTCACAATCTACGGTGAGGGAATAACCGAGGACGGCTCTCCTGTTATCGCATTTGAGTGCAAAAACCTGTATCCCTCCGAAAATCTTTATCCGTCAAATCTCCGCTGCGGAGGCAATGCTGTATGCAATGTGCAGTCAAAGGCAAAGACAGTCTATACCAAAGAGCAGAAAATTGTTCAGGTGTCGGCTGTCTTGCTTTTTGACGGCGATATTGCCCCCGACAGCCCCACTTTAAGCGGCGGCTTTGTAATCCTTGACGGCGTAAAGCGAAACATCGTACAGGGTACAAAACACCGCAACCCTGACGGCAAAGTTAATTTTACGGAATTGGATGTGATTTAATGGGATTTTCGGTATCATCAAAAATCAAACTCAATATGCCTGTTGTAAAACAACTTGACAAGGCAAAGCAACAGGCTCTTGAACAGACAGGTGACGCACTTCTTAAACAGGTGAAAAACACGCAGGTAATGCCGTTTGATACGGGTAATCTTCAGAACGAAAACACCTTTGAAGATTGTGCGCAGAGTTGGAACGGCACGGTTAAAATAGTGTCAAGCACTCCGTATGCAAGGCGGTTGTATTTTCATCCCGAGTATAATTTCAGCCGTAAGGAAAACATTGCCGCCGGCGGTAAATGGTTCTCACCGTGGCTTGAGGGCGGTACACGGCAGAATTTTTGCAGTCAGGCATTTGTGAGATTATACAGAAAGGAAGCAGGACTTTGATTTACTTATCGGACATCAGAGATTGGCTCAAAAGCGTTACCTCAGCCGAGCATTATTACATCGGCAAGCTTGACAACAAGCAGGACAGGTCAATCGGTGTGTATTCATTAAAACAGTCGGGAACACCCACAAGGGCAATCGGCGGTGAAAGTACCTACGATACAATAAGCGTGTCTTTGCTTATCCATTACACCGACAACGCAAGAGAAACCGAGGAGTTTGCACGCAGACTTTACGAAACGCTTTACGGCATTAAAAATGTTGAAATTAAGGAACACAAAATCTATATAATCGAACTGCTCACGGAAGAACCCGTTGATGTGGGAACAGACGACAAGGGTGTGTATGAGCAGGTCATTGAAGTTAAATTTTATTACGAAAGGAAGTAATTTTATGGCAAAAGTTGAATCGGGAGTATTCCCATGCTATGAAAATCAGTTTGCGGTTGGCAAGGCAGGAACAGAATCCGCCACGACAAATATTGCTAACTGCGAAGAATTTTCTGTTGCATTTGACAACGGTGTCGAGGAATGGACAGCCTTTGAAAACGAGGGCTGGAAGTCAAGGCTTATGACTGCTAAGTCAATCACAATTTCGGTAAAGGGCAAGCGTACAATCGGTGACGCAGGCAATGACCAGATTGCCGCCCTTGCATTTGAAAACGGCAGAAAGGCAGAAGTTTCGTTTATGTGGACCTTCCCCAACGGTGCAACCGTCCTCTTTAAAAATGCAGTTGTATCCGTTACATCAAACGGTGCAGGCGCAAGCACGGGTGTTGCTCCGCTTGAATTTGAAGTTATGTCAAACGGCAAACCCGTATATACAGCAGCCGCTTAAAAAAACGAAAGGAATGAACGATTATGTCAAAGTTAATTGATATTACAGACAAACTTAATTTTGAGGAAAAGCCGAGCGTCAGAGTTAAAAATGTTGACCTTGCAATCAACAATGACGCAGTTTCAATGCTCAAAGTTGCGGCACTTTTTGAGGACGGCAACGGTAAAAGTAAAGATGTTATCGAAATGTATCATCTTCTTTTTGATGAATCCGAGAGAGAAAAGATTGAAAAGTTAAAGCTGAATATGCACGATTTCAACGCCCTTATCAGCGAATCTGCCAAAATTGCAACAGGCGATTTGACTGATGAGGGGGAAGCTCAGACCCCGGCTACGACCTGATTGATGACTTTGATTTAATCGTGTCGAGCTTTCGCTCGGAGTACGGGGTCAGCATTTATTCAAAGGATTTTGCTAAAATGAGTTGGAATGAGTTCTGCTCACTTCTGCAAGGCTTAGGACCCGAAACACCGCTTGCAAGAACGGTTCAAATTCGCCTTGAAACCGACAAAGAGGTCTTGAAAAACTTTACTTCGTCACAGCATAAAATCCGCAACAAATGGCGGTCAAGAAATGTAAAGCACTATTCAGACGAAGATATGAACACCGTTCTTGCAGAATTTCAAAACTTTTTTGCCAATCTGTAAATTTGTACATAAATTTCGCTGTATCTACAAAATTCTTGACAATGTTAATATATAGTGATAAAATGTAACATACACTAACAAATTTATTAAGGAGAGTGTATGTTTATGAAATGTCCACATTGCGGAAACGAATTAAAGGACGATGCAAAATTTTGCGACAAGTGCGGTGCAGGATTTGGCGGAAACGATTCAACCTCGGCAACCGTAAATCCTGCAAATGCAAAGAAGAAAATTTACAAGCGTTGGTATTTTTGGGTTATTATCGTTGTTGCTATTATGATTGTTGGCGGTGTAAACGGTGCAATTAACGGTAACAGCGGTTCAAACAAATCAAAGCAGGAAACTACTGTTGCAAATCAGAGTTCAGAAAAAGCAACTGAAAAAGCGACAGAAGCACCGACCACAAAAGAAGTTGCAACAGAAAAGCCTACTAAAGACCCGGAGAAGGTTGAAAAAGAATTTAAAGACGGTTGCAAAACAGTCGACTTTAAAACTCTTTCAAGAAACCCTGACAAGTACAAAGGTAATGACTACAAGTTTGAAGGTCAGATTATTCAGGTTCAGGAAGGCTGGGGCGATTCGGTTGACCTGAGAATCAATATAACCAAAGAAGAAAATGAGTATCTTGATGAACCATTGTGGACTGATACAATCTACGCAACTGTAGAAATTCCTGACGGTGCGGACAAACTCCTTGAAGATGATGTAATCACATTCTGGGGAACTTGTGACGGCGACTATACATATGAAACCGTAATGGGCAACAATGTGTCACTTCCGAAAATCGACATCAAATACTACGAACTCAACAACTAAAACAAAAAGCCACTCCAAATGGGGTGGCTGTTCTTTTGCAAAATTTTATTAGCGTACATCATAACGGTGTGCGCTGTTTTTATGCCTGTTTTTAAAGAATCTAAAATGAAAGGAAGTGGTGAATATGGCGACAAAGGCGGGTGAAATTGAGCTTGATGTCAGGCTTACGGGTGATGATATTTCCAAAACATTGCATAAGATTTCCGATTCAATTACAAAAAAGTTTGATTCGGCATTTTCAAGTCTTTCAAAAGATTTTGAAAATGTAAGCACGGATATGAAACAGTCCTTTTCAAAGGTTGCGGAGGGCGTTTCTCAGAAAACCGATAAAGAGTTTTCAAACATCAAAAGCAGCGGTGAGCAGTTAAGCAATTCGGTTTCATCTTCGTTTAAGAAAATAGGAATGGCTGTGGTTGCCGCTTTTTCTGTTGCAAAAATCAAGGAGTTCGGTCAGCAGTGCATTGAATCGGCTGCGGAAGTCAATGCGGCAAATTCGCAGTTTGAGCAGACATTCGGCACAATGCAGTCACAGGCAGAATCAGCCATTCAGAGCGTTGCCGATCAAAGCGGTATTCTTGAAACCCGATTGCAGGGCGTCGGCACAAGCATTTATGCCTTTGCAAAAACTACGGGTATGGACAGTTCAAGTGCTTTGGGTATGATGCAGGAGGCTTTGCAGGTAACAGCCGACAGTGCCGCATATTATGACCGTTCGCTTGAAGACACCGCAGAAAGCCTGAAATCGTTTCTCAAAGGCAACTTTGAAAATGATGCCGCACTCGGTTTGTCCTGTACTGAAACCACACGAAATGCGGCGGCTAATAAGCTGTATGGCAAGTCATTTACGGATTTGTCGGAATCGCAGAAACAGCTCACGCTTTTGCAAATGGTCAAGGACGCTAATCAGCTTTCGGGTGCTATGGGACAGGCAAGCCGTGAAGCAGACGGTTGGGAGAATGTAACGGGCAACCTCAGAGAAAGTTGGAAACAGCTCCTTGCCGTAGTCGGTCAGCCTATTTTACAGGTGGCAACTCAGGTTGTAAAGCGGTTGAGTTCCGCACTTGCGACTTTAACGGAATATGCCAAAGGTGCGGTTGAATCGCTTTCAAAGGTCTTCGGCTGGGATACAGGCAATAACACCGCAAGCAATATCAAATCTGCGTCCAATTCTGCCAAAAGCCTTACGGATACAGCAGATGACAGTTCAAAGTCACTTGATAATGTTCAGAAAAGTTCCGAAAAAGCAAAGAGAAGTGTAGCGGGCTTTGACAAGCTGAATGTGCTTTCAAGTACCGATAGTTCTTCAAAGTCAGATACATCTTCATCAAAAAGCTCATCGGGCGGTTCATCGGGCGGAGCTGTTGCAAAGAATGTTGTCAAGGACACAAGCAAAAACCTTTCGGGGGCATTCAAAAATCTATACAAAAAAAGCGGATTCAAAGGCTTTGTCGAGAATGTACAGAAAGGTATTAACAAGGTTGACTGGTCAGCTATAGGCAAGAACTGCAAGACCGTTTTTGATAATGCTGTTCCCATAGTTCAAAAGGCATTCGGCACAATGCAAAAGGTCGGTTCTGCAAAACTCGGGGCAATCGGTTCTGCATTCGGAGCGGTTGCGACAATCGGCGGAAAGTCGTTTCAGACCATTTCAGGCGGTGTTGCTAAGTGGATCTCAAAAGACAGGGAAAAGATTATCGGCTTTATCGACACCATAGGCAACAATCTTACAAACGGCTATAACAACCTTTCAGCCTTTTTTGATAATTTCGGTACACTTGCAGGCAATGCAATTGACAATGTTCGCCCTCAAATGGAAGAATCAATTTCCAATCTTTTAAGCGGTCTTACAACCTTTGCGGGTTCAGTCGGCGAAGTTGTTTCGGGTGCGTTTTCAATCGCAACCGAAAGCCTTGTTGAATGGACTGAAAATGACGGTGCAACAATCACTGAATTTCTCGAAAATTTACAATTGCAGTTTGCAGATGTGTTTAACTTTATCGGTCAGATTTTCGGAGATATCGGAACAATTATCAGCGAATGGTGGAACGGCAACGGACAGCAGATTTTTCAGAATGTCTGCAATATGTTTACCAATATCGGCACAACCCTGATGAATGTTTACAATCAATGGATTAAGCCTGCGTGGGATTTTATCGTAGCAATAGTAAAGTCAGCTTGGGAAAACTGGCTGAAGCCTGTTTTTGAAGGTGCAATAAACTTCTTCGGCAAGGTTGCAGACTGTGTTTCAACCGTGTGGAATAACTTCCTGTCACCGTTTGTAAACTGGCTTGTCAGCTTTTGGGGACCTATATTTCAGAATGTTTTCAATGCCGTAAAAAGGGTGTTTGATAATGTGTTTACATTTATCGGTGGCTTGGTTACCTCTATACAGAAAACATTCGGCGGTCTAATTGACTTCATTACAGGTGTTTTCTCAGGCGATTGGAACAAAGCATGGCAGGGTATCTACGACTTCTTCAAAGGTATTTGGGACGGCATTTGTGCCGTGTTTAAGTTTATTATAAACGCTATCATTGACGGCATAAATGCGTTGTGGACGGGCATTTATAATTTCGTTTCGGGTGTTGTTAATTCAATCGGCGGAATTGCGGGTGTTATCGGCGCGGCATTTGGACAGGATTGGAGCTTTTCAATGCCTGAAAATCCGCCTCTTATTCCGAGATTTGAAGAACCCACGGAATCACCGGCACGAAAATTTGCAAAAGGCGGTATTGTTAAGGCTCCGACACTTGCGGTTGTCGGCGATAACGCAGGCGCTAACAGCGGTAACCCTGAGGTTATTTCTCCTCTTAACAAGTTACAGGGTATGCTCGACAATTCGGGCGGTCAGGATACAGTGATTCTCACACAAATTCTTGACCTGCTTAAACGCATTTATGAAATGTTCATTATCTTTCGCAATAACGGCGGCAACACTTATTCGTTTACTGCCGAGCTTGAGGGTTCAACGCTTTTTGAAGAAATGATAAGACAGGATGAGCTTTACAGACGCAGACACAACGGTAAATCCGCATTTGCATAAAGGGGGGATGATATGTCAAATTATAACGGCTATTTGCTTAAATTCGGCAACAACATAATGCCGAATAAGTACATTACCGCATTTTCATCAACTCCGAATCAGCGACTTGAAACTTCTGCGGAACGAGATCAGAACGGTACGCTTCAAAGGGCAACGCTGCCAAATTACAAGACAAAAATTTCGTTTTCAACTCACATTCTTCATCTTGACGAAAAGATTGATTTTCAGTCGATTATCAACCTCTCAATGGCGAATAAGTTACAGAGAAAGTGCAGGGTAACTTATTGGAACGATGAAACGAACAGCTATTACACCTCTTATTTTTATATTCCTGATATTGAATATACCGTAATGAATGCCGAAAAGAATGATATAACCTATCAGCCGATTACTGTTGAACTGATTGAGTATTAAGGGGTGATTCTTAAAAATGCTTGTATCTAAAGAAATTGCTGATAAGCTGAAAACAAACACACTTTACAACACCGTTGCCCTTCATTCTCCTGACGGCAGTTTTGAGGATATAACAGGTGAAAGTATCGTGCTTGACAGCTTTTCGCTTGAAAATGAAATCGTTGAAAAAGAATTGAAATTCGGCGGTTGCATAGCCTCTGAAATGAGCGTGAAACTCATTGATTATGATTGCTCGGCTTTGATAGGAAAGACGGTACAGGTCATCATAACGGCAACATATCTTGAATCAGAGCTGTATCCGTCAGATGATTTGTACCCGTCAAATACTCTTATTTGTCCTGCCGAAACAGGAACGGTTGAATGTCCTGTTTTCTACGGTAAAATTCAGTCGGCTCAAAGAGATAAAAAACAGCGTAACATCGTCAAAATCACAGCCTATGACGCTTTTTATGATATGTCAAAGGTGGATATGTCTTTGTGGTTTGCAGGCAAAGAGAACGAGGACGGCAGTTTTGCTTATGGTTATGCGCACTATCAAAAAGACGATAATTTTAAGAGCTTTTATTCAATAATCGCAGAATTTGCCAAAGATTATGCAATTACAGGGGTTTCACCGCCGAGCTTATCTGTCTTTAGTGTACCGCTGAAATTTGACGATACCTGCGTGGAAAAGGTTATAAAGGACATTACCTTGTCAGATTTAATCCAAGCTTATGCAGAGTTAACTTTGAGCTTTGCCGTTATAGATGCCGACGGAAAAATGCGTTTTAAAAGGCTGTATTCTCAATCTTCCGTTGAAACAATCGATTCGTACAAAGATTTATCCTTTGAAGATTACGAACTTGAGCCTATCCGTATGTACAGTGCTAAGTTTGCTGATAAAAAAGCGTATTTGTATGGCAACAGTAACGATTTTTCGTGGTATGTTTCCGATAACATTTTGATGAGGTGCAGAACAACAGCAAGTGATATCGGCACAAAATATAATTCTGTTAATTTTTTTGGTGATGTATATAAATACCGCCCGACAAAAATTAAGCTGTTTTCGTATTGGTGGCTTGAGGCAGGCGATAAGTACACAATTAAAACTCCGTTTGAAGATTTGCCGACAATCGAAACATTTGTGTTCAATAAGAAAATGGACGGTTTTATAACTGCCCTCACATCAAAGGGCGAAAAACGATTAGGAAAGGAAGTAAAAGAAAATGAACAAATACAATAAAATTGTCTTTGTGAACGGCTCTGCTCCGCCCCTCAATGCCGACAACCTCAACCATATGGACGAGGGGATTGAACGGGCAACAGACGGAGCAATTGCACTTGAAACCGAAATAGCCACGGCAAGAGGCGGTCAAAATTCGCTTGGAGCAAGGCTTGATAAAACAGACAAGAGTATTGCCCGAAAGCTTGATTCAATGCCGTTCGACAGCGAACCCAAAAATAACAGCCCGTGTTATCTCACAAGCGGTGCGGTTTACAGCGCTCTACTTGTTAAAGCCGATAAAACCGCCTTGGCAACTAAATACGATTCGTCAAATATTGAAAGTGGTACATCAACACTCACACCGTATTCAACCGTCACCGATAAAATCAAAAGTGCAAACTGTACATATAAGACGATTGGTGACATCGTAATCGTCAGTGCAACGGTCAAAATGAACGCAGTATCTCTTGGCGGCAATAGCATGTGTCCGCTGATTGATTTGCCGTACAAATGTATTTCCGAGGACAATGTTTTTTGTGTCGGTATTTCAAACCTTGGCAAGCTCTTTAAATTTGCCATTCCGAAAAATAACACTTGGCTACAGTTTTCGACTCAGGATAAGACGGCTTACACATTTGCAGACGGCGAGCAAATTAATGTGATTTGCTTGTACAAAATTAAATAACGGAGGTAAAAATAATGGAACTTAAAGAAAAAATCACACTCGATATGCTCACAAAGGACAGCGTTTCGGTACTCAGACAGCAGTTTTTGACCTTCAACGGTGAAGAAATGCAGGTTGGCGGAAACATCCGCAACGCATACATGAACAGCAAATCGGGCAGAGAACAGCTTAAAACGGTGCTGTCAGACGAATATTACAATGCCGTTATGGCAGTTTGGGGCGATAATCCAACCGTTGACGAGCCGATAGAAAGCGAGGTGTAAACAATGAAAGAAAACATTTTACAGGCATTATTGGCCACGGTATGCGGTGCTATTGTCGCATATCTTAACATCTTGCTTGTGCCGTTTGCGGTGATGATTGCGGTAATGATTATCGACTATATCACAGGAATGGCGCAGGCATACATCAGTCACACGCTTAACAGCCGTGTCGGTGTAACAGGCATTATCAAAAAGGTAGGCTATATCGTAGCTGTAGCGGTCGGAATTGTTGCAGATTATCTCATCAGCTCGGCACTTGTCAACTGCGGAATCGACCTGCGGATTAACTACTGTATCGGCATGATTGTGACGATTTGGTTTATCATCAACGAATTAATTTCAATCCTTGAAAACCTTTCGGAAATCGGAATCCCATTGCCGAAGTTTTTAGTATCAATCGTTAAAAGATTAAAGACAACAGTCGAAGTAAAAACAGATGAAAGCGAGGAATAGTTATGACAAATGCAAATTTTATTAAGTTTGCAACATCTGAGGTAAACAAGTATGTGTTAAATCACATAGATAAGTCAGATGATACACCTGATTTTGACACTTTTGTAGTGTGGTCGTGTAAGACTTTGCAAAACCACAAATGCCTTATCAGCACAACATTACACGACGGTATGTACTACGAATGTACATACAACGGCGATAAAAACGAAATGTATCTTGACGCATACAAAAAGTTTGAAAACAAAAAAATTATTTGCGAAAGTGAGGAATAATTATGAGTAATTCAAAACTTGTTAATTACACAAAATTAAGTCCAAACCACAGTGGTAAACGCACACACAGTATTGACCGCATTACTCCGCACTGTGTTGTAGGTCAGTGCAGTGTCGAAACCCTCGGCAACATCTTTATGAATACAGCCTGTGAGGCAAGCTGTAACTACGGAATCGGCTATGACGGCAGAGTGTTGCTCTGCGTTGATGAAGGTAATCGTTCTTGGTGTAGTTCATCAAACGCAAATGATCAGAGGGCAGTCACAATCGAATGTGCAAGCGACACGGTAGCTCCGTACACCATGAACAGTAAGGTGTATAACAAACTCGTTGCACTCTGCGTTGACATTTGCAAGCGTAACGGCAAGACTAAACTGCTTTGGTTTGGTAACGAGGACAAGACTTTAAATTATTCGCCGAAGTCGGGCGAAATGGTCTTGACTGTACATAGGTGGTTTGCAAATAAATCTTGCCCTGGTGACTGGCTCTATAACAGGCTCGGCAATCTTGCAGACGAAGTAACCGCACAACTCGGCGGTAAAACATCAAATAAGGAGAATGAGGAAATGATTAAATACGGCGCACACAATACAGCAACACTTGCGTTTAAGAAGCAGTTGATTACACTCTACAACATGAAAATTATCAAGACTAAAGTTGATAATTCGGCTGGTTTTGGCAGTGGCACGCTTAAAGCCGTCAAAGAAGCACAGAAAGCAGCTAAAATTACAGTTGACGGCATTGTCGGAGAAAAGACAATCAATGCAATTTATCATCTCATAAATGATTGCAATTGGTCTAAAGACAAAAAAATTGCAAATGCAAAGAAAGCGTTAGGTTAATCTTACATATCCATAATAACGCCCCCAAAAAAGTTATTATGGAGGTAAAAATGCGTAGCTTTATCGGCTGGATTGGTGGCAAAAGTCACCTTAAAAATCAGATTATTTCACTTATTCCCGGTGACTGTAACCGCTACATAGAGGTGTGTGGCGGTGCAGGCTGGGTCTTATTCGGTAAGGATAAAATCAAAGGTCAAATTGAGGTATTTAACGATATTGACGGTGACCTGATTAACCTTTATAAGCAAATAAAAAACAACTGTTCAGCACTTCAAAAAGAAGTTGACTGGTTACAATCTCGTGAGTTGTTTTCGCAATATCGCTATGAGATTGAGCAACAAGTTGAACTTACGGACTTACAGAGGGCGGCAAGATATCTTTATTTAATCAAATGCAGTTTTGGTAGCAATAGAAACTCATTCGCCACAGCTCCTAAAACGATTGATAATATTGTTTCCGAACTTCCAAAGTACAAAGAACGGTTAAAAAGCGTGATCGTCGAAAACAGGGATTTTGAAGACCTTATTAAAACATATGACCGTGATTCTGCTCTGTTTTATGTAGATCCGCCATATGTAGCATCGGAACGCTACTATAACCGCAACTATACTAAGTTTAATAAAGATGACCATATCCGTTTAAATGCCGTTTTAAAGGGGATTAAAGGGCGTTTTATCCTATCCTATAACGATTGCGATTTCATTCGTGACTTGTATAAAGGTTACCATATTAAGTGCGTAAGCAGGCAAAACTTGCTCCCAGCAACCGCTGAAAATCGTGCAGAATTTAAAGAAGTTATCATAACCAATTACTGATTTGGTAATAATATTACCAATTAAGCAAAATAATAACGCAGTAGTATATTATATTACTCGGGGCGTTATTATGATTAAAATTCATTTGTCCGATTTGCTTGGCAAATACCGCATAACGCAGGCTGAACTTGCCCGTAAAACCGGCATAAGACCTGCGACAATATGCGATATATATAATGAGATGTGTGACCGTATTAACCTTGAACATTTGGACAGGATATGCGAAGTCCTTGGTTGTGATGTTGCTGACATCCTTGAATATCAGCCAAATAAGATTAAAAAGACCGGCACAAATCTCATTTTAGAGCAAAACGGCAACCGAAAAAAAGAATAATTAACACAAAAAAACACCTTGCAGATGAGTAAAATCTCTGCAAGGTGTTTTTATTTTTACGGAAACATTTCTGCAACAATATGCAAAAATGATTAATTCAATTTTTTTCATTTAGTGTGAAAAGTTTTTTCGATTTGTGCGAAAAGCGACAGATGGTGCGGTATCTTTTGGTTATAGATTTGTTAGCTACTTGTTAGCTGTGTGTTAGCTACGATATGTATTTTTCCGTGTTTTAGGGTGATTTAAGTATAGCAAAACCCCAGTAAACATCGTATTTACCGGGGTAAAAAGCTATGGTGCAGGTAACAGGACTTGAACCTGCATGAAATTGCTTTCACATGGACCTGAACCATGCGCGTCTGCCAATTCCGCCATACCTGCTTATTAAATTGAAAATTGAAAATGGAAAGTTGAAAATGAAAGTGTCAACTTTTGCATAATCAATTTAAATTCCCTTGATTTTTACACGGTGGGGAAACCGAGGCGGAGCTTACTTTCAGATGAATCTTACTCTTCAGCTGATTCCGCAACAGCACTCAAAATGTGCTATATTATTATAGCAGACCGACAGGTAAGTGTCAAGTGACATTTACTTTATCGGTCTGTTTTACGCTGATTATTTTTCAGAATCGGGTTTGCGGATTTTGAAACCGTCATATTTTCCGATGTCGCAGAGGGCAATTTCGTGGCAACCCATTCTTGTTGACAGCGGTGCAAGCTCCATATAGTCGCCGTAGAGGAAAGTAAGGTACTTGTCATATTCCTTTGGCACGGGGAACTTGTAACCCTCAAAGTCGGCATAAGCAACATCGTCAAGATATTCCTTTGGAAAAGCACCGTTATAAATATTTCTGCCCATTCCGTCATAGAGATATTTTGCGTTCTTTTTGTTTTTAAAGAATTTTAAAGTACGGACTTCAAGCCACATACTGAATCTGAGCGGAAATATTTTCTTGCAGAAATTTGTTACAATGCTCTGGATTCTACTGCCGTTTTCAGCCTTACGATTATTCCATTTGTTAAACACCAGCGCTCTTGTGAACAGAGTCACAGCCATATGAATTTTTCGTCCGATTGCTGAATTGGCTGTGTTATCATGACAGAAAATATCAAACGCAATTCCGTTGTGCATTGCGTGATGGTCTTTTGCAAAGTCGGTTGCAAAGAAAGTGTCGTCAAGTCTGACCTTGGCAAATTCATAGAAACAAGCCTTGTCCGTATGGTACGATTGAAAAGTCATATTGCTCGGAAGTTCCTTTGGCGCAATCTCGCAAAAGCGGTCAAAATCTTCACGCAACATCATAATATCGGCATCATCATCCCACGGAATGAATCCTTTGTGACGGATTGCACCGAGAAGTGTTCCGCCGCCGAGAAAATATTTTATGTTATGCTTTCGACAAATTCTGTCGGTTTCAAGCAGAAATGCAAGCTGAATTTCGTGAATTGAATCAAGTCTGCGCTCATGTGAGTGGGGGATACGCAGAACTTTTTCGGACTTCATCTTATCCATTATGCAGATTTTCAGCATGGTTTCAAGGTCAATGTCGGGAGTGCATTCGTTTACGGAAATCTTGTTTGAATTAATTGCACAGCCGTCAAGCTCCGTAAAATTGCCCGACTCAATTGTACAGCGACTGCCGTAAATATCGTTGAGAACAGCCGCAATCATAATCAGCGATGCGTTGCAGTTTTTGCCGCCGACATTATAAACTGCGTTTTCTTCAAGAGTTGTCATTGCGAATACAATCGCCTTTAAAACATCGTTGATATAAACAAAGGTGCAACGATCCCTTGTTGCAGGAACAACTGTGTCACGGCGGTTGGCTATATCGTCAAAAACAGGATCAAGCACGCTTGTAAAGTTGCTTGACGCTCCCAAAATTATGCCCGTTCTGAGCGTTGTAACTGTTGATTCGCTGTTCTTCAAAACCGAGTGCAAGGTGGTTTCTCTCGTTCTCATAAGCTGACCTGCAAGCGATGAGGGAGAGGTTGCGTTAAGTTCTGCGTACTCGTTTTCGGAATAAACTCTGTGCGGTTTGGCTTTGCCGTAAATTCTGCTGTCGTTCACAACGACAGCCCTTGCGCCTGTGGCTTTTGCAATTTTGGCACAGGCATTTATCTCTGCAATGCCGTCAATCATAATCTGTGGGTTGTTGTCTGTATGTTCACCGCAGATTCCTGTTGTAATTACATAGTCGGCACTTGAAATTTCTGATGCAGAATTATAATCGACAAAATCGAAATCATCTCTTAACAAGAGTTCGCTGTGGTATGATGCCATTGCGTTGCGTGATTTGCCGAGAAGGATAACTTTTATTCCGAGCCTTTTAGCCTCGTTATTGTACAGAAAGGCATAGCAAAGACACCTTGCAAGTTCACCGCCCGAGATGACAATTGTTTTGTTCCTGAGCTTTGCAAGAGTTTCTTTTTCAACTCCGGGCAATGCCGCCCTGTCAGCCTCAAATTCGTTTAAAAAATCTTTAATACGCAT